CGAGTTGTAGACAGCTTGAAGGCGGTCTCAAGAGTTAACCAAGCAAGATAGGAACTAACATGCCTTACGTAAACAAACCACGCCCTTACGCCAAAGAGTACGAGCAGTACGATGGTACGCCAGCAGTCAAGAAGAAGCGTGCCGCACGTAACAAAGCACGCGCCATGATGGAGAAAGAAGGACTAGTAAAAAAAGGAGACGGCAAAGATGTCGACCACAAAAGAGCACTATCCAAAGGAGGAACGACCGTACGCTCGAATCTCCGCGTCAAAGACGCGAGCGCAAACCGTTCGTATGCGAGAAAGTCAGACCACTCTATTAAGTGACATACCTACTATACGACTTATTGATCTGTGGGTAGCGCGTTTTGGACATGACTGGGTTGATCTACAAGAGGTAGTAGAAGACCCTTTCTATAAAGCCGCGTACGACCGAATGAGAAGAGAAGGCGAGCTTGAGGTTCACTTCCTGACAGATCGCTCTAAGTATGTGTGTCGTAATCCAAAATAAAACAAGGAGAAGCAAATGGGAAGAGTGAAAAGTGAGTTAATAAAGATGATGGATGAGACGGATGAACACGTAACCATGACGGTGTTCAACCCTAATAAACACCCTGTGTATTCAATACCGCTATCGCAACTTGTCAACTTATGGCGTGCAAAGTTTGGTGATACGTGGGTAGATGTGTCGGAGATAGAAGATGACTTTTGGTCTGATGCGTCAGCGCGACTACATACAAATAAAAAGATGGAAGAACTAAACCATCACTCAGACAACTCGCCTTGGGCTAGGTTGAAGGAAGATGCGTAATGCAGATCGTTGACAACAAGGCGCTCGTACTGCGCACACGTAACCCACACAAGTACGCAATCATTCCAAAGCATAAGGTGCTGTCTGAGACGGATGGTATCTTTGAAGTGGCTGTGTACTGGGGGTTAGATGAGGCAAGGGTGCTACGCAACCTCGGCGTAAAGGATGTCCCATCGCCTATCACTAGGCGCTACGACTGGCCGGGAAAGTTTATACCAATGGCTCACCAAATAGAGACAGCGGCTTTCCTCACACTTAACCGCAGAGCGTTCTGCTTTAACGACCCCGGCACTGGCAAGACTTTGTCCGCACTCTGGGCGGCTGACTTCTTGATGAAGCGTGGTGATGTTCGTCGCATACTTATTCTCTGCCCCTTGTCCATCATGCACAGCGCGTGGATGGGTGACATCAACCGAAGCGTGATACATAGAAGCGCCATCGTCGCTCACCATACGCAAGCCTCACGACGTATTGAAATGATTCAGCAGGACTACGAGATTGTCATAGCCAACTATGACGGCCTGAACTTGATTGCATCTGAGATCAACGCTGATGGTAGGTTTGACCTTGTGATTGTCGATGAAGCCAACGCATACAAGAACCCGTCTACTCGTAGATGGAAAACACTTGCCTCGATCATCAAGCCTGAAACATATCTGTGGATGATGACTGGTACGCCCGCATCGCAGTCGCCTGTGGATGCGTATGGTTTGGCAAGGCTTGTGAACCCAAGCGGTGTGCCTAAGTTTCAAACAGCATGGCGCGACAAGGTGATGAACAAGATAAGTATGTTCAAGTGGTCACCAAAAGCCAACGCTAGAGAACTTGTGTTTGATGCGCTTCAACCCGCAATACGTTTTGCTAAAGACCAGTGCCTTGACTTGCCGCCTGTCATTACAGTCACACGCGAAGTACCAATGACGCCACAGCAGGCCAAGTACTACAAGTTACTCAAAGAGCAAATGCTTTTCCAAGCTGCCGGAGAAACAATCAGCGCAGTCAACGCCGGTGTTGCTGTAAACAAGTTGCTACAAATTAGTTGTGGTGCCGCATACACAGACGAGAAAGAAGTTGTGGAGTTCGATGCCGCGCCTCGCCTTGGTGTGTTAGAGGAGGTGTTGGAAGAGACGTCAAGGAAGGTGATTATCTTTGCGCTGTTCCGCTCTAGCATTGACACCATCGTTAAGCATCTCACAAAGAACGGCTATGCCGTTGACCAGATTCATGGCGACGTGTCTGCAACAAAGCGTGGGCAAATCATCAACGACTTTCAGACAACTGACAACATACGCGTGTTGGTGTTGCAACCACAAGCGACAGCACACGGGATTACCCTAACTGCCGCTGACACCGTTGTCTTCTATGGTCCCCTGATGTCTGTTGAGATGTACACACAGTGTATTGCACGCGCTGATCGCAAGGGTCAAGACTCAGACAAGGTCACTGTGGTGCACATTGAGTCAAGCCCAATCGAGAAGAAGTTATTCAAGGCAATGAATACAAAAGTTTCTGACCACGCTTTGCTTGTCGGCATGTTCGACAGCGAAGTAAAAAATATTTAAGAAAGGAGTTGCAAATCAATTCAGTCGTGCTATGCTGTCAAACCATTGACAATAAAATAATTCAAGGAGAAGTGAAATGTTAGATATAGATGACGAGGAGCCTGCTCCTCAGGAGTCGCCGACAGAGGTCATTGTCCCAATGGACAAGTTGGCGAAGGTGTACCGCAAAATGCAATCACGCATACAAGAACTGACTCAAGAGTTCGAGACACAGATTGAAGAAATCAAACGTCAGCAAGACGTTGTGAAGATCGCGCTCAAAGATCAGATGCTTAAGCTTGGTGTATCGAGCGTACGCACAGACCAAGGCACCGTAGTGCTGTCTACCAAGACACGCTACAACACACAGGACTGGGACTCGTTCAAAGAGTTCATCAAGGAACACGATGCGTTGGACTTGTTGGAGAAGCGTATTGCGCAGACCAACATGGCGACGTTCTTGGAAGAGAATCCCAGTCTAGTTCCCGCAGGGCTTAACTCTATGACAGAGTACGCCATTTCCGTTCGTAAACCAACTAAGTAATCAGGAGAATCATTATGAGCAATGTAGCTCTATTCAACCCATCCCAAGCCCCCGCGTTCGCAAAGAACCGCACATCGTTGTCACCCATCGCCCGAGCCCTAGCCGGTGGTGCAGTCGGTGGCGGTACTAAGAGCATCTCCATTAAAGGCGGTGTGTTTCGTTTGAACGAGGGCGGCAAAGAAATTGCCGCTATCGAAGAGCGCTACCTCGACGTAGTGATTGTCAATGCCGCGCCTGATGTTTCACGCGTGTTCTATGCCAAGGCTTACGATGGTGAAGCCAGCGCTCCCGACTGCTGGTCACAAAGCGGCAAGGTGCCTAGCCCCGAAGCTAGCAACCCACAGCACAGCAAGTGTGACGGATGCCCACAGAACATCGCAGGTTCTGGTCAGAACAATAGCCGCGCTTGCCGCTTCCAACAACACATTGCTGTAGTGTTGGCTAACGACATGGAAGGTTCTGTATTGAAGCTGACTGTGCCTGCCAAGTCTGTTTTCGGCAAAGAAGAAGGCGACAACCGCGCTCTGCAAGCGTACGCCCGTCACTTGGGTGCACAGAACATTGACCCATCTGAGGTCATCACACGCATGAAGTTCGACACCAAGTCTGAGTCGCCTAAGCTGTTCTTCAAGGCTATGCGGTGGTTGACTGACGACGAGTTCCCAACCATTCAGCAACAGGGCAAGACAGACTCCGCTGTTAAAGCTGTGACAATGTCTTTCTCTAAGATGGACAGCGTTGCCGCCCCCGCACCTTTGAAGCTTGAAGGCAAGCGCCCTGCCCCTGTGATTGAGGAAGAGGAAGCACCCGCCCCCAAGGCTAAGACCAAAGCCAAGCCTGCACCTCTACCCGCAGAGGATGACGAAGAGCCAGTGGTTCGCAAAGAAGAGAAGAAGCCCAACGCTGTGCCCAAGGCCAAGGCTGACTTGTCTTCTATGGTGGATGACTGGGACGAGAACGAATAATAAAGGATTCGCTAGGCCGCAGTCGGCGGTCGCATTGCGTGTGCCGGAGTCCTTAAAGCTTCGTTAGTCATACACAAACATGCACACGACTGCGTTTCCCGTTCTGCGTGTCCTAGCGCCTTAATAAAACTACCATGCCATATTCACCACAAGTTATTAGCGCAGTCAAAAAAGCGCCTAAGACGTTGGGCAACCAACTCGGGCGATGGGCTGTGCATCACGACTTCTCAGCCATCAAGATAGCCAAAGTAACAGGAGCCTCTCGGCAATCTGTTTACAACTGGTTCAATGGTGGCGAAGTCTTCGTCGCTTACCGCCCTGCGGTGGAGTCTATTATTAAAATTTTACAGTCGTCTAGTACGGGCGACGAAGCTTGGAGAAAAACATGCAAAGCATTCAACCTAGAAACCTGAGTGACGAAGAAATATTGCGTCAGGTGTACCTGATGGGCAACGAGATGCTTCCAAAGGAGTGGGTAGAAGAACTCTGCACACGCCTAGCGGCGGCAATAGATGCCGTGCAGAACAAATACGATGAAGGCTTTGCTGACGGTTTTGCTGATGGCATAGAACACGCAAACGAATTTCCGCAAGACAAATAACCAAAGGACAAACATGACATCCGCTGAATTTTTAGCGGTGGTTTTGCCGTCCGAAGGTTTTGGCCTGTACTGCGCGGTAGAACTCACAAAAAAGAAAGAGCATGTATATGCAGACAAAATCGACGACCTCATCCCGACGATCGAGCAGTGGCACGCCAACAACTACGACGTCTTCTATGGCGTAGCTACCTTTGACACGAAGCGCGGCGCTGAAGAAGCTCAGTACCTCAAGGCTTTCTTTGTTGACTTGGATGGATACGCTACCAAGAAGGCGGCGGCTGATGCGTTGATTGAGTTTCTGAATAAATCAGGACTTGATGCGCTTGGTTCGCCATGGGTGGTTGACTCAGGTGGGGGCTTGCATTGCTACTGGCCGTTGAAGGACGAGATTCCTGCGGCTGTTTGGAAACCTGTTGCGGAGAACTTAAAGCGTCTTTGCAAACAAGAGGGCTTCACGATTGATATGGGCGTGACTGCTGACACGGCTAGGATTCTGCGCGTGCCCGGAACTGCCAACAACAAGAAGAAGTACGCGACGCCGCGCCCTGTGCGCGTAGTCCAAGAAGGCGATATTTTTGACTTCTCGACTTTTTCGCCACTTGTTTATGAGAAGTTGGAAGAGGTAGCAGTTTTTAATACGCCTGCACCGAAGCTAGACTTGCCCGGCCAACGCCCACAAAGCGCTCAGACACGTGGTCAAGTTAAGTTGGTACAGGACAGCTACACGTTGTTTGGTAACTTCGAGAACCAATGCGGTCAGGTGCAGGACTACATCGCCACAGCTACGGAAGATGGCAAGGAACCCATTTGGCGTGGACTTCTGTCTTGGGCAAAGGTCTGTGAGGATGGCACAGAGAAAGCGATCTGGCTGTCAGACATGCACCCGTACCCACACGAGCGGATGCACCAGAAGATTGCCGAGATTAAAGGGCCATACGCGTGCATGAAAATGGACAGCGAGAACCCCGGAATCTGCACAAAG